CCACCACCTGAGTGCTGTCATCAAACAGTCCTCTTATCTTGGCCAGAATCTCCAAGGCTCTGAGCTTGTCACTGTTGCGTGACTCATCGTCTGCTACAATTTGGGTTACTTGTTGGACGATCCAGTCCCTATCGTGCCCGATCACAGCGTTCTTTGAAACAGTGGCGTCTGCTTTCAACTGATCTACCCGATCCTTAACTTTTTCTATCTTCATCAATTTAGATGCTTCAGTGCTCGCCATCTTGCGTGTCATTTTCTTCGCATTGTATGACTTCAGATACGCATCTGTTTGTGTCTCTCCGCTCGCAACGAATGCACAAAATGTGATCTGCTTCGGTGATAGGGTTGCTCCATGTGTCATCCGTGCCTCCTGAGATAGTCTAACCCAATCTAAACAGGGCAGTGCTGAAGGCAAGGATTGATATGCTTGATCTATTTACCCAATACCCTACCTTTATTCATCCGACAACGGAAAGACAAACCCCTCACATGAGGAGCAACACGATGAGCATGCTACTACCACACATGAGCTATTGCAGGTGTAAGGAATGTTCAAGGAAGGCCAAGCTACAGAAGGAAGCATTGAAACGAGCACAGCAGAGAAAGCTAAAAAAGGAGAATGACTAATGGTATGCAACAATGGACTTCTGAGTTGTGGAGAACCCACCAACCCAGACGGAGACAGAGATCACTGGCACTGGGACATCCTAGAGTTGCACTCTTGGGCTTTCGGAGAAGGTGAGGACATCTGTGACGATTGCGTAGCAATTATGGCTGGATTGGTAGGACAACTGGAAGAACCTCAGATTTATAACCCACTCCTTGAAATGATAGGAGTTTCTTTTGAAACCGAAAAGGAGAATGACTAATGGGATACAATGGATGGAGTAACTACGAGACTTGGCTCGTCAATCTATGGATGGACAACGAGCCAGGTGGCAAGGAGTTCATTTGGGAGTGGCTTGGTGAGCGAAGTGTAGGTGTACAAGCCGGACGCCTAGCTCAATTCCTTGAGGAGACATACGCAGAGGGCGCAGACGACCTAAGCCTACCTCCCTTCTGGAACGACCTCTTGAGAGGAGCATTGAGTGAGGTCAACTGGATGGAGACAGCTTCTCATATCATGGACGAATGGAAAGAAAAGGAGAATGACTAATGACTGAAGGACAGCGTGTTAAACTAGAGGGACTCATCATTGATTTCGAGCAAGTCGTATTGTTTACGACTGAACACAGGGACAAGAAGTACGCTCGCAAGCAGAGGGACTTAGCACTCAAGGATATCACTGATCATCTGGATACTATACAGAGGTCAGAAACCATATTCACCCTCATCTACAACTGGCTTCAAGAGGAACGCGAAGAGGATAATCCATATCCTACTGAGAAGGGCTTCGATGAGGGGATACTAGCAGGGAGAGTCGAATGTGCTGAAGGACTTATAGCACAGATAGATAAATGGGAGCAGAGAATATCTAATCAGGAGGAGAATGACTGATGTTAGTTAGAGAAGATAGAGACGTTAATGAAGGTGAGCTTCTTGTAGTTGCAGTTGATAAACGAGAGGATCGGCTTCGTAATCATGGGAAAAAAGTGACACGCTTTATTCCAACGAATGATGTTGCCAAGATTTTGTGCCAGATAGCGAAGAAGAAAACGCTTACATACAAGGATCTGAACACCTTGGATGCATCAATGAATTTTGTAGTAAGGGTTACAGAGGAGGGTGATGCATGAGTGAGTACGGAGAAGTGAAAGACATAGAGGATAAGATAACCCTCTACTCTAATCTGATGATGGAATCTTTTAATGCCGGAATAACTGAGGCATTAGTAATCCGCAAGGAAGCTGACAAGGTTAAGGATCAGATTAAGACAGATGTAAGGGAGTTGGTTGAACAGTTAATTGAATGCAGAAAGGGTTCTGACCAAGAGATGAACCCTCTATTCTATGACCGAAAAGGAGAATGACCGATGGGTTTGATGACTAGAGATTCAGAGAGAGTAGAGGCCAGAGTAAGGGCCATGTTGGAGGACCACGCAGACTTTAGTAATGGACACCATTACTTCCCAGGTACCAATGAGGATTCAACGGACTTCGTTGACTTCACTGAGAGACAGAAAGAGATGATCGTCATCCTTCTGGCAACGGCATACGCTGAAGGTGGTGATGTCATGCGCGAACAAATGTTAACACCCGAACTTCACCTATCAACTAAAGAAGCATTTTAATGGATAACCCACATGAGATCTTTGTTAAAACTATCGTTGAGAAAGTGAAAGTACATTCAAGACTCAAGGAGTTGGACGCATTGTCGTTTGTTAAATACGGAAACGATCTTTCAATTGAACAAAGACAGTTGCGTGAGCAAGCTGATGATACACTGAAGGGTATAGAAAATTCTATAAGAAAATATCTTCAAGAAAATACAAGGGAGGTGTAAGGAATTATGGCTATCGTAAGCGAACACATTCAAGACTTTGCGGATGTCATCCATATCTTAGAACTACTGGATGGTGAACTGGAAAGCGACACGTTCACCTGTGACGGATGTGGCCGTGACTCTTGGCACGATCTATCGGAAGGTCGGTTGGGTCACGAGGTGAAGGCACTGATAAGGAAGAGCAAGAAGTGCCTTCTGATAGTGAAGCATAAGATGGGTGTTCATGCGACTGAGCAATCAACACCCAACTCCCCTCAGAGAAGGATGAGTGAGGTATGAGGACTCGTAAGGCACGGCTCCTCAAGAGACAGGCCCTCATCCGATGTCGGGTGAGTGGCCACCGTCCTGCTCTCATTGCTGAGAGTGGGGCCTTGATTGTTTATGGATGCCTCAACAACAATTGCCTATCAACATTTGAAGTGTGGGATAATCCAGATCATGTAGCAGGAGTGATGTACCACACTACATGTATTGATACAAAGATCAGATGGTGGCGTAAGCTTCTGCTAAAGATGCTACCTTTTTAATGAAAGGTTCTGTTTATTTGATCTTTATTTGTTAACTATTAACTTGTGGTTGTACTTAAAAGAAAAGGACATAGCATGAAATCAATATGGGAGAAGTCAAGCGATCATCAGAAGGAGAAGTGGACCGTAGATGTTAGGCGGTTCATCAAACTGCACATTACCAACGTTGAGATATACGCTAGAACAAACTTTACCAGTAGCGAAGATGCCTCTAAGGCCCTCTCCGCCAAGCAGGGTAGTTGGGAATTGATAGAGGAAGCGTTCGATGTGTTTACCAAGGAGGCAGAATGAGCCATCCGGGCGAAGAAGTAATCATGGAAAGAATCGAAGAAGACATCGCTGATATGAGTCGAGAGGAAAAGGTGGAGTTCATTGTCGAATGTGGCATCGCTCCATCTGATTGGGAATGGTCTTCTCTAGTAGTGAAGGAAGATGAATTATTCGGTAAGCCATCATGGGACGAGACTTCGATGGACCATCTCATATTCGATTGGAAATGGGAGAGCAGATAAATGTTGAGCACTGTACTACTACTGGTTCTCCTAGCTTGTATCATAGGTATCATTACGAGGAGTGAATAAGAGAAGAAGGGGGTGGGGCTTAGGCCCTGCCCTCTTTTTTTTTGCTCAAATAAAAACCCCCAAGGTACCCGTAGGAGCATACGGGTAGCCTGGGGGAAGCGTGGAAAAGGAGGTAAAACACGCTTTTTTTAACCCTTACCCTACTAAGGTAAATAATATTCTAGTAGTATGTCGGGGTCAACTCTATTATGGATACCATCTGGGGTATCGGCTGTCAGAGGTAAGGTCTTCTGATTCTCTCAGCAGTCCAGTGGGTATGTCCGGCAAGCCATCCGTACTTAACTCCGTACCTTACACATACCAACAGGCACACGCCCAACAGGACCATCGTCTTCCACAGTTTATGTTTTTTCATAGTTAAGGTCTTCATGTTGACATTCTATCCATACTTTTGCTCCGCAGGACAAAGGTTTCTCCGGTGAATACACCACCCGTGACGGACCACCTATCTTAACCTCATCCGTATAGGTGTTGCTGTTGTAGGTTTTAATTGTTAAAACTGGCTTCGCTTTATCTGGATGTTTTTTATTGAATTTTATGTGATGCTGATTCACATGGATTCTTGCTATCATCACTCTGCTATCGGTGCCATAGTTTCTTCATGGTCGTAGTTCTTATCTACTTGGTCGATATAGATCTCCGGTCCCAATTCGATCACTTCACCGTTGTTGGTATGGACCCACTCAGGTGCGGACCCGGTGCCACCCAAGAACCTGTAGCCCTTGTCGGTGACGATCCAGTTTCCACTACCCTCTGAAGGCTCTATCAGACCCCACCAGCGTAGCGTGGAGTACTGCTTGCCATAGTCGTATCCATCCTTATAGGCACGAGCTTCCATGGGTATGTTTATGATGTCACCTGGGAAGATGGACAAGTCCGCCATCCACCTCAAAGATCTTATCATCGTGTTGTTGATAGTACGCTTGTAGATCTTCGACCACCGGCCACAGCATGGGCACGATGCCCCATCGGTAAGCATACGTTGGAACTGCTCCCTAACCACAAAGAACGGGTCTGCTCCACTGAAGGTGCTCATCAATGCACTACCCCCTTTGAGCCAAAGTCCATGATTCTGTTCGACAAGTCCTTCACGGGCATATTCGGATAGCCACGCCTCTTCCTGAATTCCAGCTTCATGGTACTGAAGTCATCACCCATGAGAGGGCTGTCAGATCCATGCTCCCTAGCTATGTCGATCATACCATGAGTGCGTTCCTCATCATCAAGCCATGGGTGCTTCCGTTTGACATCGGACAGCTTGAATGGCACAAGTAGCGTCTCACCCTTAAAGCTTGAGAACACCGCCTCTATGCCTGTGTTGCAGTTGCATGAGTATAGATGACTCATTGCCTCATCAGAGGTTGGTGTGAGTTCACCTAACTCTTTGTTTGTTAACTGCTTTTCTTTAAGGTGATTAAAAATATGACAGTCGCTGTCATGTAGTGTTTCTATTTCCACAACTGAATTATTTGAATGCGCTAATGAGTCCAGCATCAAGACGATACAGGAAAGCGCATCTCCATTATTTAATTCCACCATGCGCGTGGACTCCCGTGTACAGGACGGATTGATTTTTTAGTGAGATAGCTTCTTAGTGCATCTCTCATCACTTGAGATACACTTATACTTCTTGATTTGGCAATACTTCGCAGAGCCTCAAGGGTTTCCTCCTCGACTTTGAGGAGGAAATTCCTTGATTGCCCACGAAGTTTGTTAGAACGGGAAGTCATCTTCTTCTTCTTCCTCTTTCTCCTGAACCACTGGTCCTTCAGGCTGTGCAAGCTCTAGCCTGAAGTTCTCGTATGGGTTGCCTGCCTTTGATGTACGCTCCCACATCGCAACCTTCAGCACAGGCAACTCACCCGTCTTGGCTCGCTCCAGCATTGCCTTGAGAAACTCTCTTGTTATCTCAATCTTCCCCGTCTTCTTGGGATGCCGATCCGTCTTGGCATACTTGTTAGGGAATACGGCAAAGTCCACCTTGGGTACGTCCGCCCAATTACTCATCAAACACCTCTGTTTGTTCAGTGTCATCATTTAACTTCGTTAGTGTTTCACTGCTTGCGTCCAGCAACTCCAAAAGGGACATCATTGTTGCCCCATCAAGATCGGCTACTGCTGTCTTGATTTTCTTTTGCAGGTTCTTGTCCGGCTCCCACCCAGATTCATGCAACTCTCTGCACTTCACCTTCAGGGTGCTGGCTAGGGCATCTGCATCTACCCCATTAGGCTTGGCCTCAACCTCCTCCACCGCCTCAACCTTCTTAGCCTTCTTCTTAGCCTTCTTCTTGGGTGCAGGCTTTTCAGCTACCACCTCTTCCTCTTCAGGCAGTGCATCACCGCTGTAGATATAGTTGGCTAGTCCATAGAGGCTGAAGCACTTAACCAGACAGCGTTGCTTTGCATCCGATATGTCCCTGCTAGATGGATGCGCTATGGCTTTGTTGCGGTAGTCCATAACAGGTAGCCAGCACTCACGCTGTACTTCCCCAATGGTAACCGTGCAACTAACCATAGCAGTGCCACCCTCATAGTAGGTGACATCTCTGATGACGCCCTTCTCATCAGTGGTGCCGTTCCACTTGACGCTCATCTCAGGATAGTTCTCCATCATAATGCGCCAGGCATGACTCCAACTGAGGTAGGTTAATCCACCTTTTTCCTCCGTAAATTCGTTGACGTTAATGTTCGATAGCGTCTTCCAAATAGACGCAGATGATAAACTCTTAGCTGGCATTTCCTTTTTCTCCTTTCTCTATTGCATCTGTTATATCCAGGGCGGCTTCCTTTATAGCCCATCCATGTTCTCGTATTGCATCTGCCACATCCTTGAGTCCATATGGGATACCCATTACGGCCTCTGTTAACGAGCGGATAACGCCTCCGTATGCGTCATTTCCCGGTTCAGTTCCCGGTGGATTTATTCCGTTGGCAATTGTGTACAATGCATCTCTTATACCCTCGTAAGCTTCCACCCTATCCTCATCCATTTCCTTTTTCTCCTAAAGTGATGCGAGGTAGGTATATTTTCTGCTACCTCTTTTGTGGTTGTAAATCTCTTCTATATGTCTCAGGGCGTTTGTCCATTCTTTCGGCTTATCCTCAAGAGGATGGCATAGCTTGGGGTAAGATTCCACTTGCGTTAAAAACACTTGTGGATCAAAAATTTCGTTCTCGCTCTCAGTATGCTCGCCCCTATAATGAAGCAAGTAATGTATACTACAGAGATATTCCCTGGTTCTCAGGTGTATAAAGCGATTTCTGTGCAACCTACCGTTTTCTCGCTGACTGGGGAGAACCGAAAAGATTTTCACAAGATAGTCTAAGGTGGCTATGCCCTTTGACGCATTGGTCAGAGACATCTCTCCGTTCTCGAAAAGCACACTCAATTTGTTTTCTGACTGAGTGCCACGATTCCAGGGGTTGGTAGCGTGACGCAAAAACGCATTTTCTTCCACGCTGTCTCTTCCGCACATCAGGCCAAGCATGGAAGTGAATACAATACGGTATGGCCCACCTGTTTTTACCGTTATCCCCAACTCATCAAGCGTTCTATCATAATACTCGTATAAATTTTGGAATTGTATGTAGTCTCCCCTTCCATCTTCTACATAAAGTTTCATGTAGTCTGTAAGGCTGTGGGGATTGTTCCCTGTGTTTAACTGTCGTATTACCTGGGTGGGGTTAATGTCTCCGGTAAGTTCTAAAAAGCTTACTGGAAAGCCTCCAGATTTTGACGCTTCATACCTGTGCTGACCTTCTAGTATATTGTGTTCTTGGTCAGTGACGATTGGTACAGGATAATACCTTTCGTTGAATGACCGCAGTGTATTTTTGACTTTCACCGGATTGATGGTTCGGTTGCCCTTATAAAACTTAAACATCTCATAATTTCTTGTCTCATACACTGTTCCTACTTCTCTGATGTCCTCGCGATTAGCATACTTGTTCTCCATTATCCTTCTCCTTTCCATTGTGGGCAAAACGGTGCTACTTCGCACCAGCTTTCACATCTGATGTACTTCGCATTGCCATCAACAACCGTGAAGGAACCCGTCTTCTGTTTGTTGATGTAGTCGGTAGCTTCTCTCATCGTATCGAATGAGCGAGGCTTGCCCTTTCCGTTTACCTGATAGGCCCCTCTGGCCCACCGCTCTTCGGCGGTGCACGGAATGGTTGCTTCCTGGGTGTGGATACGGACACGCTGGTCCAGATAGTCATCCTGCCTGCCTTCTCTCCACATGGGTACGGACAGAACAACTATTGGGCTTTCAGGATAGTCGTACTTCCCTACCCTGCTCCGCATCCAATCACGGCAGACAGCTACGATGTTCAGCTTCGTAGCAGTGACATCATTCTGCCTAAGCAACCATGCATACAGGTTCAGTTGCTTCTCCCAGTCTTCCTTCAGTCCCTTCTGTACCGAATAAGCGGAAGTCACTTTGTAATCGGTGACTAATCCATCATCACCTACTAGGTCGATGGCTCCGCTAATCGTTACACCATCATGCTCTGCATGGAACCTCTGTTCCTTCAAGCCACTGTCTCCAGCCTGCTGTTCCAGCACGGCATGTACGCCCTTGCCTAACAGCTTCCACACCTCTTCACGCACATCGACGCTGATCTTGTCTTCATGCTCATTCCAGAGGCGTCTGACCTGGGGTGGCTTGATCAGTTCCGTAACCGAAAAGTCTGCACCATCCTTGGTGTAGGGATCATTCTGTATCGCATGAATGATTGCTTCGGGTGCTCCATAATTATTCGTAAGCTTCACAGTATTCTCCAAACTCCAACGGTAAACTCATTACCTGCGTCCGGCATGCGACGAACGATGTACCGCCTATCAGGGTGCATGCCATTCCAACGTGTAGCTGAACTTCGTACACTCCGCTCATGCTTGCGGTCGGAACACTCAACCATGAAGCACTGATCTATTTCTAGGTCTTCAAATGGGTATGCCCTACGCTCTGCACGATGGGGGATAGGCACATTGTTGAAAATTTCTAAACTCATGCAGTTCTCCAAATGCCTATGCCATAGGTAGTTATGCGAACGCTGAATTTCTTATCGTTCTTTTTGGCAAGCCTGCCAGCATAACTCCTGATAGCGTTGATTTTTATTCTCACATCCCTTGCTTCAAGTGGTACTTCCACTAGATCACCTATCTCAATGGTGTCCAACGGTAGATCGGACCATGGACTTCTTGGTCCGCTATTGAGAGGGGGAGGGCCTACATTTTCGTAGACTCTGTACCTCTGCGTTGTTGCCTCAGACAAATCGCTTCTCCTTGTGAAGGTCAAATTTCTTGCCACAACTTCCTTAATCGGTTATTGTCCATGAGTCTGGAGACGATTCAATGATAGCCAAGCGACAGAGAAAGAGCAAGTGTCCTGACAGTGATATGATTGTGCTAACGATCATGGGCGAACCTGCATCGAAAGCCAACTCAAGACGCCTTGTGAAGATCAAAAATCGTATCGCCTTTATAAAATCTAAAAAGGCATTGTCATACTCAAGAAACTTTGAAGTACAGTGCCCTGTGTCTGACACTTTGTATGAAGAAGATCTCGCTGTTGCAATGAGAATATATTACAAATCCAAACGGCCTGATTTGGACGAGAGTTTGATCTTGGATTTGTTGCAGGGCAAGGTGTATAAAAACGACCGCTCAGTAAAAATTAAGTACATAGAGTGGGGTTTAGATAGAGAAGTACCTAGAACTTATATAGTACTAGGACCAGTAGATAATAAAGATGAGATAATAAGTACTCTTAGAGTACTAGTAGAAAAAGAGGAAGCTAATGAATCTGGACATAGTACCTAGTGAGATAAAACTACTAGCTGAAAAACTTTCACTAGGGCAATACAAAAAAAAATGTCCTGAGTGCTCTCATACCCGAACAAAGCACAAACACGACAGATCCCTGTCGATGAACATAGGCAGTAGCGGTGTGCGCTATCACTGCCATCACTGCGAAACGTCTGGAGGATGGATGCACAACCAAGATGACTACGTTCCAACACCGATAGAGATTGTGAACCCAGATAGTGGGAACGAAGTGGCAAGAGAGTACTTGCGTAGTCGTGGCATTGTGGATGAAGTCATCGAAAACCATACCATCCAAAGCACCTATACCTTCAACGGTAAGTCTGTGCCTGCCGTGGGATTCCCGTACCGTGACGGCTCTAGTGTCGTAGCAATCAAGTGGCGTAGTGCCGACTCCAAGAAGATGTACAGTCAGGAGAATGTGTGTCAGGATTTCTTCAATCTGGACAGCTACATCAAGGGCAATGATGTACTTCTTGTTGAGGGTGAGATGGATGCGTTGACATGGATGGGGTGCGACTTACCGGACAACATCACGGTAATGAGCATACCGAATGGGGCACCTCAGAAGGTCAAGGACGGAAAGGTGGACCCAAGTGAGGATAGGAAGTTTCAGTATGTGTGGAGAGCCAAGAAGGTTTTGGATACCGCAGGACAGATCATCCTGTGCTTCGACAACGATGAGCCAGGTAACGCCCTTAGAGACGAGATTCTGAGGCGTATAGGTACAAGCAAGGTCAAGCTCATAGACTTGGAGGAGTACAAGGACACATCAGAGGCATACGTTGATCGGGGTAAAAGCTATCTGTTGGGGCAACTTGAAGTGTGCGAGCCTGTTCCAACCGTTGGATTGTATCGTGCCAAGGAGTTCAAAAAAGAATATGATCTTCTCTATGAAGAGGGGCAGATTAGAGG